AAAATTAAAATTGATTATACTATCACTGATAGCGCTTTTAATACGTCAGATTTCATAATCATCAATATTTAATAATATATGCCAAATAAGAAAATATCATATACAACTAGAGATTTCCAATCAATCAGGACTGAGTTGATTAATTTCACACGAACTTACTATCCTGAGGTTGTTGACAATTTTAACGACGCATCAGTTTTCTCAGTTTTGATGGATTTGAATGCGGCGGTTACTGATAACCTACATTATAATATTGATAGAAGTATCCAAGAAACAGTTCTACAATATGCTCAACAAAGGTCATCAATTTTTAATATTGCCAGAACCTATGGTTTAAAGGTTCCTGGTATGAGACCATCGGTTGCTTTGGTCGATTTCTCAATTACGGTACCTGCTTTTGGAGATAAAGAGGATATTAGATATTGTGGTATTTTAAGGAGAGGTTCCCAAATTAGTGGTGGTGGTCAAACATTTGAAACTGTATATGACATTGATTTTGCGTCACCAACAAGTAACGAGGGTTATCCTAATAGATTAAAAATACCTAATTTTGACTCAAACAATAAATTAATTAATTATACTATTGTAAAAAGAGAAACGGTTGTGAACGGAGTTACTAAAGTTTTTAAACGAGTAATTACTCCTGTAGATGTCAAACCGTTTTTAGAGATATTCTTACCTGAAAAGAATGTTCTTGGTGTTACGAGTGTTTTATTAAAAGATGGAACACAATATGCTAACGTACCAAGTACTCAAGAATTTTTAGGTCTAAATAATAGATGGTACGAAGTAAGTGCCTTAGCCGAAGACAGAGTCTTTATCGAAGACCCTACCAAAGTTTCAGATAAACCAGGTATTAAAGTTGGTAGATATATCCAAGTTAATGATAAATTTATTACAGAGTATACCCCTGAAGGTTACATGAAAATGACTTTTGGTGGTGGTAGTCAATCTGCTGATGAACAACTACGTGAGTTTGCAAGAAATGGGTATGTTTTAAACCTTAATAAATATTCAAACAACTTTGCTTTAGGTAGTGTGTTGAAATCAAATTCAACATTATTTGTTCAGTATCGTGTCGGTGGTGGTACAGTTAGTAATTTAGGTGTAAACACCATTACGCAAATTGGTACCGTTTCATTCTTTGTTAACGGTCCATCAGAGAACGTAAACACAAGTGTTGTTAATTCATTACGTTGTACTAACGTAACTGCAGCTATCGGTGGAGCAAATTTCCCAACAACTGAGGAGGTAAGGAACTTAGTTGCTTATAACTTCTCAGCTCAGAATAGAGCGGTAACTATTAATGACTACAATTCACTTATTAGAACAATGCCATCTCAGTTTGGTGCACCTGCAAAAGTTGCTATAACAGAAGAAAATAACAAGATTAAAATTCAAATGTTATCTTATGATGATACAGGTTCTTTAACCGAAGTTGTATCGAATACCTTAAAGAATAACGTTGCGAATTACCTATCTAATTATCGAATGATAAATGACTACATTTCTTTAGAGACCGCAAATGTAATTGATTTAGGTATTAATATTGATGTGGTTTTAGATAATAGTCAAAATCAGGGTGCGGTTATATCACAAATAATTAACATTGTTACTGAGTTTTTCAGTCCTTTGAGTAGGGAAATGGGGGAAAACGTATTTGTATCTGAGTTACGTAAATTAATACAGAGTGAGAATGGAGTAATTGCCGTATCAGACATTCAATTCTTCAACTTAGTTGGAGGACAATATTCTTCATCACAAACATCACAAAAATACATAGACCCTGTTACTCGTCAAATCGAATTAATTGATGATACAATCTTTGCACAACCAAACCAAATTTACCAAGTAAGATTCCCTAATAAGGATATTAATGTTCGTGTTAAGAATCTTAAAACGGTTAATTTTTCTTGATGATTTATTTTAGAAATTAATGGATTATCTTTTTGAAAATAGTATATAAACTATTTATCAAAAAAGATTAATATGTCAAATTCCTATAGAATAAGAACAAAACCAGGTGTTGATAGTTCAGTTAGAGTCCTAATTGACCAAGAGTTTGAGTATCTTGAAATTTTATCACTTAAAATATTACAAAATCAAATTTACACTCGTCAGTGTTCTGACTATGGGGTTATAGTAGGTCGTGTTAGTGTTAACAACGGTTTAGGTATCCCAAATGCCAAAGTTTCAGTCTTTATCCCATTAGAAGATATTGATGAAAATGACCCTGTTATTTCTGACCTTTACCCATACAAAACATTAACGGACTTAAACGAAGATGGTTACCGTTATAATCTATTACCGTATAAACAACAACATGGGGGTCATACTGCAACAGGGACATTCTTTACTCGTGAAGACGTTCTAACCAACCCAACACTCATTGAGGTTTACGACAAATACTATAAGTTTAATGCAGTAACCAACGAGAGTGGTGATTATATGATTTTTGGAGTTCCGGCAGGTTCTCAAACAGTTGTTGTTGATATTGATTTATCCGACATTGGTGAGTTTTCACTATCACCTCAGGATTTAATTAGAATGGGGGTTGCAACTGAAAATCAAGTTGCTGGTACCAAGTTTAAATCGTCAACTAATTTGAGGGAATTACCTCAAATTTTAACATTTAATAGAACCATTGAAGTTGAACCATTATGGGGACAACCTGATATTTGTAATTTAGGGATTACAAGAACTGACTTTGATGTTAGTGCTGAGACAAACATTAACATTACACCAACAGCTATATTTATGGGTTCTTTGGTATCAAGTAATGACGATACATATCTTAAGAAGAATTGTAAATCAAAACCGACCGCTGGTGACTTATGTAATTTGGTTACAGGACCTGGTGAAATATTAGCTATTAGACAAACTATAGAACAAGACATTGATGGTAGACCAATATTAGAAAGTTTTGACTTAGACCAAGGTGGACAAGTAATTGATGATAATGGTACTTGGATGATTGATGTTCCCATGAACATGGACTATATAACTACAAATGAATTTGGTGAAAGAATCATATCATCTGACCCAAAAGTTGGTGTACCAACAAAATCAAAATATCGTTTTAAAGTTAAATGGAATCAATCACCATCATTGGGTGCTGACCCAATTAAGAGGGGTTATTATTTAGTTCCTAATATTAAAGAATATGGGTGGGATATTGATGTCGACCCATTAAATGATGGTTCGGCCAGCTCCTCAAACAAAGAAGCAGCTGAAAAATCATACGCATTTAGTTTAGATTGGAGTGACTATGGAAATACTGGTACAACCATAGGACAACAAATGATTCAAGAGGCGATAAATTGTGAAGATAGATTCTTCGAAATGTCGTATAACAAAGTTTACACAGTTTCACAATTAATATCACAATATAGGAAAGGTTACGGTAATTCTCGAATCATTTCAATCAAAGATATTTTAAATTCAGAATGTCAGAGTGAAAATAATAAGTTCCCAACTAACGACGCGGTAAGACAGTTTGATATTATATTCTTACTATTCCAAATATTTTCATTCTTAATGTTACCTGTGATATACACATTGGTAATTTTATCACACGTGTTAGCCTTCTTATTATTATTAATATCACCAATATTAGCTATATTGGCGGTCGTTGTGTTCCCATTTGTTTTGTTGGTTTGTGGAATTAATAATGTCTTAGCTAATTTATTTCCAAATAAATTTGACCACAAAGATTGTCCTAATTTAGATGATTTAGGTGATACAATTAATAAAATTTTTAATTTATATAAATTATTCACCACTATTCAGGTACCTAATTTAGCATATCCTGATTGTGAAATGTGTGACTGTGAAGTTGGTGTACCTACTTCACCCGAAGAAGAGACAATAGGTGCTACAGGATTAGAGTCAGCATACGCGGAGGCTTTAAATAATGGGTCTAACGCGGTTTTAACACCTTTGGAAGTTGCTGAAAGTTATGTTGAAAATGACCCCCAATATATTACTGACGGTAATAGTTATGAGAAGTTATTTGCAGGTGCCCTTATGGGTGTTTCAGGGTCAACTAATTTCCCATTAGTTGCTCAAACAAGAGCACCACAACCCCAAATATTAAACACAGGGAATACCCTAACAAGTATATTCACATCAAGTTTACCGATTTATGAACGAATTAATTTATTCAACACTAAAGCGAAATACTTTGATAATTCACCAACAAACCCTGGAGGTGGTGTAAACCGAATAAAAGTTTCATTTAATACCGCAAACAATGTTTATCACTATGACAATGTTATTGTTTTAATGGTTAGACCTGATAATAGTAACGTTTATCAATCTGGTAATATCGTCACATTCCAACAACCGTCATTAAGTAGTGATTCAAACATTACTGGTTATACTACGATAAATCAATTTGGAACTACAAGTATAACAGGTACAACAATTAATAATTCTGGTGGTACAATAACGGTCCAATACGCGGATTATAGTAACCCAAATAATTTATTAACCCAAACATATACAAGTCAACAAAATCCAAACGATTCTGTTTACGCAAGATTCCCTATGGATATTGAGTATTTTCAGGTTATCACAGGTATGACTTATTCAGACTTTGACAATCAATGTAGTACGACACCAAATACTAACTCATTAAATGAAAGATTCTTAAAGAACACAATGAATGTTTATAAGTTCACAAGAACTGATTCAACAATTAGCTGTGGTGTAGGAATTTCAAACTATTTTAATTACACTCAACAAAATCAATTGGTTCCACCATTAACCGCATTAACTAATTATGGTAATCAAAAAATTATTTTCTTAGTTAGAGGTGTTGACCCAAATACTACAAGACAAACTTGTTCTTATGATTTAAGTTTATTATTCGGTTATAATTCGTTTAATGAACCTGGATATACCGTAACAGGTCAATACAAATTAAATCATCCTGTTAAACCAGGTTTTAAAAATACTCAACACAATATTGGGTCTAACACAACTTTAGATTCATATAGTAACAATTATTTATATCACGATTCTTATCATTTCCTACCATCGTCTACAGGTAACGCATCTTTCAGTTCTTTTACCTCAAATATGGTATCGCATTATTCATCATTAGATTCGAATAATCTTGGGTTTGTACCACAGTCAGGTATGCCGACAGTTTCAACAGGTTTCACGGCAATTGTTAATGGTCTTAAAGTAAAATCTAATAACATGTATACTCGTGAGTATACAGATTTAACAGGTAATACCTACACACAAAATACAACAAACAATCGTGGTTATTTTGAAAATGAAATTGTTGAAGGTGGCAGTGGTTTATATGGTAATATGCCAACAACATACTCGACGTGTGGAAGTGTTATTGACTCTCTATTTGCGGCAAGTCCATTTTTATCAATTTATTACGCACCGGCATACTCAACATCCACTTCATTAACTTATGGGTTAGGTGGTTCAGGTAATCAAATTGTGATGAGGTCAGATAGATTACCAACTTCTAGTGTTAGACAAGATAACATAAACAACAGTTTCCCATTACAATCTAATCTGTATTTTTCGGTATTTGTTGTTAATGAAGACGGTACTTCAGTGTCTTATGTTAGTCAAAATCCTGTAATTGCTTCAGCAGCTTCACAAGATAACCAAGAAGACCAACCGAGCTCAATTAGTTCTGAATTATTCAATACTTTTAATTGTGGTAGTATGATACCTCTTGGTTGCTATAAAGAAGCACCTGACGGAACCATGTATATTGCACCTGAAGGTGATGATTGTTATAAAGCTTTAGGGGGTAAACCTAAAATGATTAACGGTTGTTACAATTTAGTATCATTTATTTTCGTATCATTACCGAGTGATATTGTATCAATTACAGAATGGTTATCAAGGTTAACAATAAACTTTGCGGCTTGTCGAAATGTGTTTGGTCACTTATTTACGAATAATTGGATTAATGGTGTTCTATACCCATTTAGTTTTAGAAATGATGTGGTTTATTCATCACCAACATCACCAAACCCAAATCAATTAATTTCTGCTAATTATTGTAAAGATGTCGTGACATTACACCCAACAACTAACTTCTATTATAGAAGTAGTCCTTATTCGGTTAGTAATAATTCATTTATCGGTAAAAAGAACCCAACAGGTTTATTTGGCTCCTTCAATGGTAACGAATATAGTTTACAGTTTCCAACAACCATGATGGACTTAGGACCAAGAGCAGATTACTTACAAGATATTATTTTATCTGATGGTTTTGACGGATATGTCGCAAACAAATTAAATAATAGTAGTTACTCAGATGTTAGTGATATATTAAACTTATTTATCATTACCCGTTTAGCGAATACGAATTTCTTGAGTCAATTAACGGGTTCTGGTAGTATTGGTAAGTTCTTCAGTCGTGATAATAATATGGTTGATGCGGATTACGCTCAATCAATTTCAGTAAACTCTGAGATTGGTGTGGCACCTTTTGAAACAGGTAATTACACACAACCTAATCAAATCTATGTAAATTCATTAGCAGGTCCCGGAAATGAGGCTTTATTTGGTATTTTCTTCACATCAGATACTCAAGTTAGAGATTATATTACACCAAAAAGAACCATTTTAAACCCAAATGTTAGTGTGGTTAACCCATGTGCGTTTAATGAATTTGGTGCGTTCACACAAGAAGTACCGATGTATCAGTGGGGTATAACACCATCATCTCCGAGTATTTTTGGTACTCAAAAGAATGATTGGTATACAACAGGTATTGACGGTGTCAAGTTCTTTTCTCACGGATATCAAAGTATGGACAGATTATTAGCATCGTCAAGATACTTTAGAACCAATAATAATAATCAGAACGACTACTTCAAAGGATATATTTATAGTGTTGATGGGTCAGGTCAATTAGAATGGAGTAATCTATCTAAATCACCTAATACGTTTGTTTCAGACGCCATTACTGTTGGTGCACCTTACCATTTCTATTTTGGATTAAAAAGAGGTAAAACCGCTTATGATAGATTCCTATCTAAATGGGTTGATACAAATAAAGTTGTTGCGTAATATGGGTAATTTAAGTGAAATACGAGTAATATTAGGTTCTTTAAGGTACAAATCAGCACCTGATACTACCTTAATGGTTAATGTACCTTTTGTACAAACAACAAAGGAAAATGTTGAATTTGAAAGAAATGTTAACATTGATTTAGAACAAGTGTTCTTTGATGAAAGACAGGCCTCTGAAACATTTAGACCAACCGCTAAGTTCAACGTCTTATTTTATAATGCTTATAGTGGAACAAGTAATTACACACCATTTGAAAATAGTATGTATTATGTAAATGAAACCGCTGCGGCAGTTTCTCAGTGTAATACAAATGCTCAACAAATTGCGTGGACTGGTTTCCCTCAATATAATGAATTTAATTTCATACGAACTGATTATAACGAACCTGGTTACACACAACCACCAAACAATCATTTAACATTCGTACCTAAAAGCGCGTCGAGTTACAATTGGAACTTCTTTGTTAGTTACGCATTTGATAATATATACGACAAACCATTAAGTGCTATTGAATCAAAAACAGGTGTTCTAATTAATTGGGTTTCTGGTGATGGTGTACCTTTTGTAGTTGTACCAACAACATATAAAGGACAGGATGTGGTTATGTTTAGATGTCCATTTAAACATGGTTTAACTCCTGGTGAATATGTGCAATTAAATTTTAGTTATAATGGTAATAATTTATTTGAAGTTTATACTTTAGGTGATGGTACGTCAGGGAGTGAAGAATACGTTTTCAGTATTTCCGATTACGGATTTACTGGTGGTGGTTTAACAGTTTCAGGTACAACAGGAACTTTCAAAAGAATAATCAATCCTGCAAACCTTACTGAAACAACTTCTGAGTATTATGTGAGACGAAATAAAATTTTAACATCATCTGAAGATGCTGTTATGGTTAATGCAGGATTTGACCAAAACATATTTGGTAATAAACAAAAGTATTTAAGTAGCGGTTTAACACCCAACCAAGTTTCCCGTATTGCAACAAAAGAGGGGTCACAATCATACACGCTGTCATTCAACGAAGATGTTAAAATCACAGGTTTAGTTGATAATCAAAAAAGACCTGTAACGGAATTATTTATCACAACTATTTGGAAAGGTTATTTTGGTTTAACATTCGGTACACAAAAACAGAATGGTCAGGGATATAATGGGCTACGACAAGGGTATGAATTTAACTTACCATTAGTGAATGGTAATGTTAACAATTGGTGGTCGACTTTAAATGTTAATTCTGATACACAACTACCTATTGATGTTTATAACACACCAATCGGTGCGACAGGAGGACCTGCGGGTGGGCCAATACCTTTCACATATGTTAGGTCATTAAAAAAAGATGATACTTTAGATGGTGACTTGTGTGAGTGGAATGACTTTGCTCAAGAAGAGAGAGTTATGTCAAGACTATACCATAAGTTTACGATGAATCCATTTGTGTTTAATGTAACTAATCCACCACAATCACCAGTTAATCGATATGGTTATTATTACAACCCACATTCACCAATGACGTTGAGAGTCTTTTCTGATTACATAGAAACTGGTGATAAAAAGAATGTTGAGAACATACCTAATTATTCATACTTCTCACAAAATGAGGGTGTGTTTATGTGGAGAGATTTATACCCATACGGATACATTGATTCAACAGGTTTAGGAGTTAATTACCCATTTTTAAATGATAAACATTACCCATATACTGACATAATCTTCAGAATAATCCCTGAAGGGACTAATTATATAGAACAGGTTAGAGTTAGTGACCCATTAATTGACGATTGTGAATAATAGTTACAAATTTATATTAAGTGATTTACCACAAGTTATTGAGTTACCAGTTGAACTCAAGTGGGATTTTTATGGTCGTGACGAAACTATTGATGAATATCAAGAAGAAGTTGTTAACGAGATAATTGGTAATGGTTATGACTTTGAAGTACTCAGATTTACCCATAAAGAGTATGGTCAAGAACAAACCAAACTACAATATGATTTTTATTTTTATAGTGGTAATACGAATGATGTTAACACATCAACACCGCTTAATTGGGTATGTAGTTATTTACCTGAAGGATTCTTATCGACCGAAGTATACTATTACAGACCATCTTTTACAAAATCATTCTTTAAACTCGACTTTTACGATTCGCCAAGTGGGGTGTCACAGACTAATTACTTCACCGTGATTTTACCCGTTCAACAAGGGTTAACAGAAACCGTTAGTATATCA